TGAGGATGACGATTCCAAGCGTGATGCCCAGCGTCACATGACTTGGTTTGCTCTATCAGGAATGGTGTTGTACCCTGCAGGTATCTTTCTCTGTACCTTGATTGGTCAAGAGACTGCAGCAATGCTGATAGCTGACATAGCTAACATATACGTTGTGTCTGTATCGGCACTTGTTGGTGCATACTTTGGTTTTACTGCGATGGGAAACAGAAGATAAACGAGGTTAAGTAATGGCTAAATCAATACCAACTAATCCTGCTCTTTGGTCTAGGGCTAAAGCAGCAGCAAAGAAAAAGTTTAAAGTATATCCCTCAGCTTACGCAAATGCTTGGGCAGCTAAATGGTACAAGTCCAAAGGTGGTAAGTGGAAGGGTGCAGATAACAGAGTGAGGAAAGCGTAATGAGAAGATACTTGAAAAGACTTTGGTGTGCGTTGAGAAACCGCAAGTGTAATCCAGAGTGTGCCTGTTGCTAACATGGCTAAGGGTGGCTTAGGTAAATGGTTCGCTGAGGATTGGCGAGATGTTAAGACTGGTAAGAAGTGTGGACGCAAGAGCGCAAAGGGAAGCAAGCGTCCGTATCCAGCCTGTCGTCCGAAGTCGGTGGCAGGAAGAATCACCAAGAAGGAAGCTGCCAAAAAGAAAGGACCGAAGAGAGTATCTTGGTCCACAACAGCGTCAGGAAAGAAAAGAAAGAAAAAATGAAACTAGATAATATAGTACCACTAGCTCTTTTGTTAATGTTTGCAGCACAGATAGTGGTTTTAATAAATTTAATTATTTAAAAGTGAGGGAGCCTAAGTAGCTCCCCCTTTTTTTATACCTTTTGACCCCAATGGTGACAGTGAGAATCCAAGATCATCCAACCTTGTGCTTCAATTTGAAGCCTACCATCAGCCAGAGACACTAGACATTCTTTCTCTGTATTAAAAACTCTAGGTGTACCAAAGCTTCTACAGTCTGTTACTGATATGTTACACGCTAGAATTAGAGCAGTAAACATCTAGTTTCCTTCCATCTCCTGTATCAATCTATCTAAGTACCACTTAGCTTTCTTGAGGTCTTCCACAGGTTTACCTTTGTACCTGTATCTGTGCATATATTTCTTACAATTACCTTCTAGGTAGCCCATGAACATCATAGTGTCCATGTTATCCCTCATGTAATCAATACATTCTATTTCGCCATCTCCATAGTGAGGTGGCTTATTTACTACATCATCCATCTTACGTAAAGAAAATTGAATGAATAGCTACTACAGTTGCAAATACTGCATATAGTTCTATACCTAACATATTACTCTCCTCTAAGTTATATCAACCATTTCACATACGTCACCAGTGCAAGCAAATGTCTGGCTTGATTTAGTACTATCCTCTTTTTCGTATTCTGTCAAGAGGGTCCAGTCTATTTTTTCTGGCATTAGTGACAATAATGTCACATACTCACTTTTCATTATATCTTGATAAGGTGCTTGTTGGTAAGTGTGTTCGTTGTATGGTAAGAATGACACGCCTGACATCTCATCGAAGTGTTTATAAACAAACGCTCCAACCTCAAACCACTCATCCTTTCTGACGTTGATAGTCACACTAGGCTTGTGCTCACACCAATGTCTTTGATACATAAGCCATGTCTCTAACTGATCTACTGCTGACATATCCTCAGTAACTATAGCGTTGGCAGGAGACTTGATAGGGAAGCTGAACACTGTAGTTTGGTCAGGTTTCATTACACAAGGTTCACTAGGTATACCCTGATCCTTCATAAAGGCTGTCAGTGGGTCTTTGTTGTCGCCTCTTACAGTCCTAATGTAGTGTTTGGAATGCCTTGCGTGGATACCTGAGGCGCTGTCAACGAGTTGACTGACGGTTCCTGAAGGTTTGACGCAGGTAATAGCAGTGGAAGGATTAATCCCAAGAGTATTAGCCAAACTATTATTTGTGTTAACTGCAATCTGTCTAAGATTTTCGAGATTTTTCGATAGTCCATTTTTCTTACTCGTTAGTAAAGGGTTATCCATTATGCCTGTTAGAGATACACCTAGCAGACGTTCTTCTTCTGTGTTGTCCTTCCATATCTTACGAAGGTATGGGAACTTAGTGTAGGTAGACTGTATAGTTCCTAGTGTAGTAGCTATCCTTACCTTACGTCCTAGATCAGCGAAGTTATCTTTTGATCTGACAACAACCTCAGTCAAGTTACAGAACTGGTATGGCCTAAGAATTATCTCTGAGCAAGGATTAGTACCGAACTGCCAATCAGGATCACGCCTACCATACTTTGCAGCTTGTTCCTTACTTGCTTCTCTATTGAAGATACCTCTCTCACCACTACCTGATTCGACTAAAGCCATCCACTCACGCATGAACGAAAGGCTATCAGGCTTCTCTGTGTAGGCTACTGAGTTGTTAGCCAAGGCACGTTGAGGATCGTTAGTCCACCAATCACCTGACTTAGCGTGGCGCATCCTATCATCTGACAGGTTAGACAGACTAATCATAGCTGACCTACGGACACCACCAACTACTACAACCTCACCAATCTTACACATAAGATCGTGACACTCTATTGATGACAGCTTACGTCCTTGTGCGTCCTTGAATATCTTTATTGAGAAGTTAAACAAGTCAACCAACGGAGCAGGGCCACTAGCTCTACCACCAAATGTCTTTAGCCTAGAACCTGCAGGTCTTACCTTTGACACATCCCACTTAGGTATCTCTCCTGCCCACAACAAGGCTAGTATCTGTCTGTATGCTTTAGCCCACCCCTCTTTACTATCTTTGACAACAACTGTGGTGTCGCTATCGTAAAGCTCAGGAACATCAGGTAGCTGCTGAACGAACTGACGCTCTACACTGAAGCCTACACCAGTGCCACACAACAGTATAAACATAGCCTCATCGAATGACTTAGGGTCATCGACAGGTAAGTAACTACAGTTGTAGCCTGATGTGTTGTCTCTCTCCAACGCCTTACCTGCTGTCATCATAGCTCTCATGCTAGGCATAACCTCTAGGTTAAGTATTGATTCTTCTATCTGGTTTACGAAGCTGTCTCTACCCATGACAGGTAGGACTACATTGGTCATGTATCTGTCAACAGTCTCAGCCCAAGTCTCTCTTCGTTGTTCTTCCTCTAGCCAACGTGCATACCTTGATGTATGTATGAACGCTTGATAATCGGTTGGTAAATAGTTACTCATCTAATCCTCCGTTGTTCCAAGGGTAACATGGAACGATGCTTTGTTTACAATATTTCTCGTTGTCCACCAATAATACTGGCAATATTATTATTACGAATACACAGAATAAGAAGGGCCATATCAAGCCTTTCATATCACAGTAGTTCATCTCTTGTCTCCATTACCTCTTAGTGTTCCTCGTTTCTGTCTGCCATGTAACTTCTCTAGGTTACTATAAGCTACGTTTTCCATGTCTACATTCAAGTCTCTACACAGAGCAGCTATGTACCAGAGACAATCTCCTATCTCGTCAGCTATAGCCTCACGATCAAGCTTACCATCTCTCATAATCTTCTTGACTTTGTTTGCTACCTCTCCTGCCTCAGCAGCTAGACCCAACGCAGGGTAAATGATTGCGTGTTTCTTATCATAGATAGCTGTCGTTGCAGCTTGCTGTTGATACTTATCCATGTCAAGAGGGTCTTGATTGTAGTATTGAAACGCATTTATATCGTCTAGAGTTATCACTGTTCTAGTTCCTTCCACTCTCTAATTTCTACATCCAAATAAAAATAATCATTCATGTTGATAGTACCATCGTCTACCAACTTACGTATGATTGCTTCATCATCTAAATCATTTTGTTCCATCAATAACTTTAGTCCGTAGTTATTGACAAGAGCTTCTATCTTACTATCGTGATCAAACATTGTCAAGCCTTAATGTATCCAAAGTGAAGTTTCTTTTTCATGGAGTATAGGTGTAGTAGATTGCTTGAGCTTGTTCATAAAATTATAAGCATCATTGAAATCTTTGAACTCTAGTTCTTCATCAAAGACTAAACCTTTTTCTTCAATCATACACAACAGTGTCCACTTATCTCCTTGGTCTATCGGACCATCAAGATACTGATGTACTTTAACTTGCATTTTTCATCCCTTCAATATGAAAGTATCTTATGTTATCATTAGTATTAGACAATATAGGTATCATGTTAGAGTACCTTGTTCAAGCATATCTTCTTTTTTTTCTCTTTTACCCAGTCATGTGGTATTATTTCTTTAGCAAATAAGAAGCCGTGGTAATCACACCAGTCTGCGTAGGTACTCTTTGCACCTTTGTTCAGTCTCTGGTAAGGATTACTAAAGACAAACCTTATGTCAAGCTCAGGGTGTAGCTCTTGTATCCACTTGTGTTTGTTCCTGTCAGGTAGAGTAAACCTACCCTTAGTCTCAACTATGATACCGTTGGGTAGGATAAAGTCAGGAGTATACTTCCTTACTCTCATATCACGCCACTGTACCTTTAGTGTCTCGTACTCAAACTTGACACGTTTCTTTGTAAGGTACTTAGCGTTACGCTCTTCTAGTCCTGATCTGAATCTGTGAACTTGGGTGGTTGCCATATCTGTTCTTCTTCTCTTCGTAGCCACAATAGCTTACCGTTCTCTATAACTCTTTCTTCATCACCACCGTAGGCTCTGACACACTCCTGATACAAGTCTTGTTCTGTCTGACAGTCAGCTAGTATCTTGTCAGCTTTCTTAGGACCAACGCCATAGATACCTTGTATGTTATCTGCTGAGTCGCCTGTCAGTATCTGTTTGTAAAAGAACTTGAGTCCACCAAACTCTTCGACTGTCTGCCAAGTACGTCTGTGTGGGTTGTAGTGTGTACATGGTAGCTGTAACATATCTTTGTCTATTGATATTACAATGCTCTCAGGATTAGACCATATACCTATAAGGTCATCAGCCTCTTCATCCTTGGACACAATAGCTTTCCAGTTGTCAATCAAGTGTTGTCTAATATCACCAAGGTGTACAGGTCTTTCTTGTTTCCTGTTGCCTTTGTATTCTCTAGTGACAGCAATCTCTTTTCTAAAGTTACCTTTACCTGTCAGGAATATCTGATACTTGTCATCAGTTACTTCCCACAGTACTGCCTCTAGTGCAGTCTCTAGTAGCTCATCAATCTTTTCTACTGCTGCCTCTGTCTCTTCATCTGCACAGGAGAAAGCTGCACGATAAGCAAACGGATCACCGTCAACCAGTATTTGCAAGTTGTCGTTCTTTTGCACGTTGCCGTTCCTTCTCTGTCATTGGCCTAAGTATCTTGTCACTATAGTCCACTATGATTCCTGTGTTCCACTTACTACGTTCTTTCTCTGCTGCTTCGTAAGTATCAAACAGCTTTGGTTTGTACTGTTCGTTTGTATTACAAGGCCACTCTTCAGGCACGTAGTTGTAATCCTCATCTGTATCAAACATAATCATTACTGCGTATTTCATATCTAACCTCAGGGAAAAAGGACAGGGCCGAAGCCCTGCCAGTTACAACGAAAGGAGTACATGGGTTGTTACCAACGATCCTCTGCAGCCATCTCTTCAAATGGTACGTGTTCGAGGATGCCAACTTTCTCTAACCTTACTGAGGCGGTAGCTCCCTCACCGTAGATAGAGATTTTAACCTTAGCCTTAGTGCCGTTACCAAGAGCACCGTCTTCAATATAATCCCAAGGTTTATTGGTAGTGCCGTGAGTAACGGATGGCGCACCACCAAAGTCTTCAATACCAGAAGGGTGTTTGTTAGGACGTTTGAGTTTCATACCTGCACGATTTTCTGCTGCAGCGATTGGTTTGATCATACGGTTGCCCATTGATTCCTCAGGGAAACCTAGCTCAACAATCTTCTGTAGCTCATCATCATCCTTAGGTACGAACACAGTATTGAACTGTCCTTCTGTACGCTCATGGTATTCTGAGTCATCTATGTTGTCCTCGAAGATACGTGCGTAATACAAGTCACCTTCGAATACACCATACTTAGTTTTCTTTTTAGCTGTCATTTAGAAGCTCCTCTTTACTGATTCGTTTTAACAACATATACTCAAATGCTTTTAATGTCAAGCAAAAAATGATAGGGAATAGTGCAAAAATCCAAGTCAATGGGTATCCTTCCAATTATATCCTATGTCAGTTGATCCTGCGAGTGGGCAAATCATACCAAACTTTTCACCAGTGTCAACAATAGATTGCCTTTGTATCTCACCTAGTAGTTCAGCATCTTTCATCTGCCCACGCACTTCTGTTTGCCACTCATCGTGAGGCCACGTAACAAGCTTGAACTCAATGAACTGTCGCCTAGCTTTGTGTACCCAATCAAGTGCTGCGTGTTTCATTATGGTTGACTCACCATTCTGAAGCATACCTGCTAGTGTCTTGTGTTCTGAAGGTACTATAACCCTACGTCCATCAAGACCTTTGAACCACCCACGTTTAGATATGTGTGGTATAATCTTTTTCTTTAAGTCAGCAAGCCCTTGAATTGATTGCATAAAGTTCTCAACTGCTTGCTTCGCTTCTTTCTGATTGACCTTGAGTATCTGTGCTACCTTGGCATTACCTGCCCCTAGTAGGAACGCATAGATAAAAGTCTTAGCCATATCTCTTGTTATGTGTGACATACCTAGAGCCTTACGGTTGAGGTTGTGTATGTCTGTCTCGTCTTCTCTCTTACCTGACACGATAGCGTGTACGTATTCCTCTGACTTCATCAGGTGTGCAAGTACACGTAACTGGATACCTTCAGCATCTGTACCTACCAAGTAACAGCCTTTGGGTACGCACCATAGCTCACGTAGTTGACCATCATATCTGTCCTTAACCTTCTCTACAGCAGTAACAGCATCACCATGAAACTGTGCAGGGATGTTAGCTTGGTTAGGATTTCTGTGTGCCATCCTACCTGTCCATGCACCAACGTGTGTAAAGCTACCGTGTATACGTGAATCGTCACCACAATGCCCTAGCCACTCCACTAGTGATGATCGCCTACCTTCAAGTGTCAACCACTCTGCTAGACGTTTGCCTCCTGCAGGGGCTGTCTCAGGCAGTGTGTTAAGGTTTGCCTCAGATAGAGTCCATCCAAACTTAGCAAACTTCTGTCCTCTTTCATCCATCTACAATACCATCCCTAAATAATTCCTTCTGCATTGGTGGGTCTAAAAGAAATTCTTCCCATCCCCACTGTGATTTAATGTATTTTATAATTCTTGTAAACTCCTCATCAGGACAATTGTTTCTACCTAGATTTGCAAACCTTGAACATATAACAACAGAGCCTTTAGTATAGTGGTACTCTAACCTATCAACACTTAAAGATAAAGGATGATAGGATTG